TGTGCGGAATAGCTTGCGCCGCGAGTGAATAGGTTGGATTCAAGCTCCGCGCCGGATTGTTCTCCAGTTTTTGTCTGACCCGATAACGTCGGCGTGGGGGTTAGTAACTGAGCAACGCCGCCTAACACCAAAGAAGCACCAGCCAATCCAACAGCCAGTCCGACGCCAGGAACAAAAATAGCAACAGCTATTAAAACTACTCCAAGGATTACCTGGAAGAAGCCGCCACTGCCCCCGGCTCCGCAAATCACGGGCGCAAAAACAATTGTTTCTACCCCGGTCTCCTGCTTAAGCTCGTCAGCTTTTATCCCTTTAGCGTTATCGGTCACGACCCTCCAGGCCACTCCGCGCTCATGTTGATTCAATACCCACGCCCTCAAGCCTGGGCACAAGACGCAAAGTGCTCCAAAGGCTTCAGACGGAGACTTGACAGCAATATGAAAAACACGGCCAAACTTTCGACCGGCGGCACCTAGTAGTTTTACTGTTTTTAGTTCTTCCACAGTTCGTGCGGTCTGATGATCAAGTTTAAGCGACGTTGCCAGTAACCACCGAAAGTTTGCAATCGACTAACAGAACTAGCAGGATGATGAAGGAACTGCTTGCCATTTACAAACACACCTAGGTGATCTGTATGACACGGAAAATCACCGAGGTTCATAAGCATCATATCGCCAGCCTGCTGCATTCCAGGCTTGACTAGCCTACCTAGCTTAGGGCCTTCTTCGTCGAAAGGAGTGAAAAGCGGTGTGTTCCATTCTCCCCAACTACCTCTTGGCCACGGAGGAAGCTTGACCTCTAAGGTTTCTAAATAGTCAGAAACCAAGCTATAGCAATCGTAGACGCCAAACACAAAAGGACGACCCTCAAAAGGCGCTGTATTCCTGGGGTCACACTGATGCCAACTGTTGTCTGATAAACAATAGACAGCCCAGGGCAATTCATCAGTTGAGATAACTTGCTGATCTAGCTCGCTGAACCCAGGAAATTCCAAATGCGTATGCCATATGCCAAGAATGTCCTCGTCATAGAAAGCGTAATCCTTTGGGTCTATTGCAAACTGATCAGAACGGTCTGCAGCAATGTTTTGCACACGAACAGCAGTATTGTCTTTCAACACGAAACCACAAGCCTCTTCTTCTGGCGTTTCGCAGGCAAATAATTGAATTTGGTTCTTGGCGCAAGCAGTAAGCCAATCCATCAGTCAAGGCTCAAACCTGGAAAACCACCATAAGGTAAATCCTGACTGCCGGGATACCTGAGCTTGCAGCTTGTGACCCTTTTGCCGCACTTGTCCAGAGCCGGATCTGAAGTGGGAATATCTTTTACCGTTGCAACAGGTGCCCCGGTATAGCCGCATTCCACTCCTCTGTAAACCCAAGGGCACGCATAGCGCAAAGCTCTGCGCTTAGGGAGTGTTACGCCATCAAGGTCAAAGGGGGTAGAAAGCTCAAACGTGACGGCAAGTTTTGACTCTGTGGCCTTCTGCTGAATGAACCAGACCTCATCCGGCCAGTGCGAGTTTGGATCCGGTGTTGCTCCATCGTCAAGATAACGAGCTAGGACACGACGCCGATACACCTTAGCGCCAATCAAATCATCGTAAGCATTCACAAGCGCAGTCATCTCCAATCCAATGTTTGCGATCGTAATGCTTGGATTTGGAGGAACGCCCGTATTTGCGATCACAAAGCCTTCCGCCTTATAAGGAAGCGGAACGTAAACTGTTCCGTTGTACTTAACAGTGGTGCCATTTGTTTGAGTCCAATTGCAGAAATTAAGCAGTTCAATGATTACAGGACCACTGACAGCAGATGATACGTCAATTGTTATTAACTCGATAATTGCATCACCGTCTAAGCCTTGCTGATCGGTGTTGAATTGAAAAGTACGATCTTCGGCCATTAGGTGTAGAAACGCTTAACGGTAAAGGACAATGAAGCAAAATCACATGAGTCGTAATTCCTAGACCACTCAAGAGGGTCTATGACCCAGTTAGAAGGGATAGATTCGTCAGGAGCTTGCCATGCGAAATAATCAGTACCTAAAGCAATAATTTCATTTTCCAAGACTACAGCCTCAGACGCAGGCATTGTTGGAGTCTTGATGTTCCATGACTCCATTACTGGATGCAAACCGTCTTGACGCCTTGAACGATAGCCGTCCCCATACTGCGCCTCTAAGTATCGAAACGAAGTCGATTTAGTAGAGTCCTGCTCAATTGCTAGTGTTGCCAGTGTCATTTGAGGCATAGTGCTACCTGTTCAGAACTCCACCAGGGCGCTGCTCACGCTGTATCACAGCAACCATCATGTTAGATAGCTGAGAGATCCCTTGACTATCGCTTCCACTGCTTCTGGAGGTGCTTTTCCCTTCTGCGATGTTGTTAGTGATATTGATTACTGTACCGCCGCCTGAAGATTTCACACCCAGCTTTCCATCAGATCCACGACTCAGCGGCATAATTGCTTCTGGTCCGGCTTCGCCCATAAGTCCAAAGCGGCCAGCGCCGCCGTCGGCGTAGGCAAACATCGTGGGCTTGTTGACGATGCCGCCGTTTGCGAATTTGGCGACACCTTTGTCGAAATAAGCACCTTTTGCCGCTACCGGGAATCCGAAGTTAGGCCCAAGAGTTCCTATCCCGCCAACGGATCCACCCCCTGCACCTAGCGGTGTGCTTGCAACGTTAAACCCACCATTACTGCCTCCGCCAAAAATCGAGATGGCGGCTTCTAGGATCGCGATCTTGATCATTTCAGCAATGATCTGAGCGGCCATATCTAAGAAGTAGCTAGAAAGGTTTTGGAAGAACGAGGCAAGTGCTTCTTGCGCCGTGGCACTACCACTAATGACACTCTTGAATGAGTTCGAGAATGCGTCACCTATTGCGTTAGCTGCTCCCGTAATTTGGTTAAGTGGACTTTGCAGTTCCTCTAGTGCTTTCTTCATTGCGGTGACATTTTGAGTGAGTCCCTCTTTAGTAGTCGGGTCTATTGTTTGGCGGTACTGGTCAAGACCTCTCGACTGCTGCTCAGGGCTTAGACCAAGATCTGGATTCGCCAGCCTCTCGCTCTCTCTGCCAAGCAACACTTGGTTGTAGTCACCAGATGAAATCAGGCCCAACTCTCGTTGCCTGTCTAAAAACTGATCTTCAAAAGACTTTCTCTGCTTCTCCAATTCAGCTGTTATTTCTTTTTCAAACTGAAGCCTTTCTAATTCTTGAACTGTTAAGAGTTTTTCTTTTTCTAGCCTTGCGAGCTGGAGATTGTTTTGATCTTTTAGCTGCTTACTTTGAACCTTTGTGACATCCAATCCTTTTGATTGAGCATTTACTATCTGGATTGCTCTTTGCTTTGTCAGTTCCTCAAGGCTTTCGATTACCTGATTCACTTTTAACGCCTCTTGCTTCTGCTTTAAGGCAAAAACCTGCAATTTATTTCCTTCAGTTTGTGCTCTTACTATTTCAATTTCGATCGCTGCATTCTGCTTCTGTACCCTTAACGCTGCATCGCGAGCAAAAGCACCTTCCAATACGCTGAAATCAGCCCGCGCTGGCCTTTTGGTCTTGGTCTTCCCTTCTTTTTCTTCTTCCTTCGTTTCCCTGACAGGAGGTAAATCAGCCTTATCCCTAGCTGTAGGGAAGAGTTCAAGCCTTAACTGTCTAGCCCGACCTCGAAATTCAACTAGCTTTTTACCTGCTTGACCGAATATGTAATCGACGCTGCGCAGTGCTCCGGGGTTATCGAAAATACCTGCAACAATTTTGGGGATACCAACAAAGCTATCGCCGTCACGTCCGGCCAGGTCGCGGATTAACCGCTCAACCTCAGGTATCTTGTTTTTTTCAAGGTCTGCCAGACGGGTGTTTTTGCCACTGCGATCTAACTTGAAAAACTTATTTATCTCTTGGAGTAAAGGAGTGAGTGCAGTCAAAGCTTCATTGGCAAAAATCTGAAACTCAGCACCAATGTTTTGCAGTATTGGCCCAATAGCAATCTGCAGATTTTTCAATGTTCTTTCTAGACGCGCCCCGGCTTCTGACGGACTGTCAGCGATCTCAGCAGCAGCATCTTTGTACTTATTGTTTATAAAATTAGCAAAATCAGTAACAAACTCTTCAGCACTTACCGCTCCGGCTTTCAAGTCTTCGTCAAGCTGCTGGGTTGTCCGACCAGTTGCCTGAGCAAACAAAGAAAAAGCACCCGGCAATCTCTCGCCGATTTGCCCCCGAAGCTCCTCCGCGCTGACTTTTCCCTTCGATAGCACTTGGGTTGCAGCTAAAAGCACTCCGTTAAGATCTTCAGTTGACCCGCCTGTCGCTTTTGTTGCTGCCGAAAGGCCCCTGTAAAGAACTTCAAGCTCTCTCACTGTGTTTCCGTTTGCAGTACCAGCTGCCACTAATCGAGTAAAAGTGCGAGTCGCTTCTTTAAATGGAACGTTAAAGTCTTCGCTCGCTCTAGTTATTGCTAATAAAGCGTCCGCATATTCGAGTCCAGCTACATTCCGCAATGCAATGTTTAGCTTGTCAACTTCTGCTTTATAGGTAGCAATTTCGGATGCCAGTTTCCTGAGCTGAGATAGTTGAGCGCCTATCGCTCCACCAACCACAGCGCCAGGGACTCCCCCTACGATGCCGCCGAGCGCCGCGCCAGCCGCGCCTTCAGGCCCACCGAAAACACCAGCACCAGCAACCGTGCCTGCAATCTGCGCAGCAGACCTAAGTCGACCTCCGCCTGTCTTGCGTCCTTCAGCCTTAGCAAGCTTCTTGTCCAATTTGGCAAGCTCAACCCCCGCCTCCTTGAACTCTTTGCTCATGAGGTCAGCAGAATCCCTTACAGCTAGAAATGCTTCTTTTTGCGTGCGAAGAGATTTTATTGAGTTTGCGGCAAACCTGCCAACAGTTCCTTGAGACTGTTTTAGCGCCCTATCTATCTTTTCAATCTCATCCCTAGCTTCTTTGAACTCCTTACTTGTTACGTCAGCAGAACGCCTAAGTGCCTCAAACGCATCTCTCTGAGCGTTTAAGTTATTAACTGATTTAACTGATGAAGACTGAAGTTGCCTTAACTTTTGCAGCAATTCTGAAAAATTGTTTTCAGCACCATCCACCTCAGCCGAGACCTTCTTCATTGAAGATTTGAGGCTTTCAAGCCCCTGCAGGCCATCAATCTGAGCCTTGATCTTCAGGACGGTCTCGTTATTAGCCATTACTTATCCGACTTGTTTAATTCTGAGAGGGCTGCGGCTTCCATCACCTGAAGTTCCTCCAGCATCTCACGGGGATTCTCTACATCATAAAGGGACATCAGTCCTGACGCACCAAGCAAAACCTCATACTTCAAACCAACGTAACCTCCCATCGTGACGGTCCATTGCGTTTGCATTCGCAAGAACATCACTACTGTTTCCCAGTTCTCTTCCCATACTTCAAAATGCTCTTCTTCGGGTGCGGCCTGACGCTGCGGCTTTAATCCAAATGCCGCCGCATCATCACCGCTTTTATCTTCTACCCTCTTGCCGCCTTTCGCCCAATACTCGACGGCACCCTTTAGTTTCCCAGCTTGGCCCCCTCGAATGTCTCGGTGTAAGCCTGCAACACGCCGCGAATCCAATAAGCGTCATCGGCAAATTCTTTCATCGTTGCCTGACCGAACGGAACGGGCTTACCTTCTTCGTCTTCAATGCCTTCCCATCCGATCAGTACAGATTTAAGCAAGTCGAAGTCACCTTTGTCGGCAAGCTTCTGAAATTCAGATCTTGCTACTCGCTTAAACACCGCATCAAAAGTTGAAGTCTCAAACACGCCACCATCAGCAGGCTCTTCGACTTTTACAGGCCACTTAAAAGTTTTGACCTTTTTGCGAACGAAAGCCATTGAGCAAATTTAACTGCAATTATCTTACAGCAATAAAAAAGGCCGTGCTCTCCAACACGGCCTCAGTTGCCCATCTATCCGATTTAAGTATAGATCAATTCCACTTCATCATTGCCAGCGGATGTCGGGATGGCGGTATAGGGAATGTTCAGCATCGCAATGCCGTCCTGGTCCCCATAGCTGACATCACCGATGTCAACCGTGAGGCTTTCCATCTTCACGATGTTGCCAGCAGTCGTGCCGTGCGTGAACGTCAAATTGCCCAGCGTCCCATCCGTTAAAGCTGCTGAGAAGTAGTCCTTGGTCGCAATCGAAACCATCTCAATCGATGTAGTGCCGGTAACGCTGCGGTCTGTGATCAGAACCTCTTTCGTGCAGCCAATAAGCTCACGATAAACAATCGAGTTCCCAAGTTCCATGCTCACTGACTGCAGGCAGCCAGAGTACGAAAGCAAGGAGAATAGGTTTGTGTTTCCTTCCTTGAAAATTAGCGGTGTTGCCTGGTTTGCATAGGTGACGCTAGGCAGGGCTGAATCATCAGGAGCGTTATAGATACCAGTGAAGGTGAAGTCAATCGTAGGGATTTCGCCCACCGAGCCGTTCAGGGTGAAAGTCCCTCTAGCACCAGTCACCTTGTGGCGAACACCATCGATGTTGTAATGAATAGTGACTGAGCTAAAGGCTGTACTTTTTGGCGCATAGGTCACTGAAATGCCAGCATCGACAACCTCATTAAGTCCACAAGCCTGCAGTGCTTTGCCGTACTGAGGAGCGGTGCCAGCAGCGCCAGATCCTGCTAGTTCAACGCTGAACGTACACTCAACACGGGTGTTAGCAAGCAGCTGCTCAGAAGCTCCTAAATAAGGGCGGACTAGATCGCGATTAACAACATCACTCTGCTGTGGGGTGATGTTCAGATCCCTCACCAAAACCGCGTCGGTTCCGGTTGGAGTCGGATCGACTCCGTAACTAGATTCTGTCTCTACCAGAATCAGTCGTTTCCGTAGAAGAAGTGGTGCCATTTTCTTGTGGGGGGTCGGCGGGAAGTGTTCGCTGAATCAGAGTGCGTTTTCCGGTTTCTGGATCGAGAAGATACGACCCACCTTGACCGCTGTACTCGTCTTTTATCGTAATCCTTGCAACTGCTTAAGCCTTAGTAGACAGTAAGGTCTGCTACTTGCGTGCGATAAAGCACTTCATAATCACAAGAAAATACCCCTGCAGGCTGATCAGCATCAAAGAAATCAAAATTAGTGATTACAGGCTGAATATCAATCGCTAATCCCCCTAGGGTTAAATCCGCCATCAGCAAAGAGTGCATCGATTCAATTACGGGATCAGCGTCCGTATATGGATTAGATGATCTAACGGTAACGATCACCCTGACCCGCATTGTCCAGTCAAGCTTTGGCAGGCTTGTGTTCTGCTGACAAGTGTCAGTCGTTGGCTCAACGATAACGGCAGGTGATTCGGCCCTGGCCAATGCTGTAACCCTTGACCTGTAGACCCTCCCATTAACGCCAGCAGTGCTTGCAAGCGTCGTAGCAATTTGAGCCAGGATTTGTTCGCGTCTAGTAGCCATTAATCTTTCATCAGCATTAACTCAACAAACTTCCCGTCATCAAGGAGGTTCGCGCTTCTGACAGTATATTTCACGTCATCGACTGTTACCTTGTCGCTGTGCAAAAGGCTGCCAAACTGCGAAGTCAAGCAGGTAAGTTTGAAGTCAGTAGTTAGAACAACGCCGTCAGCAATAATCTCGCTGGGCATGTCTAAGATCCCAATGCCTTCAATAGCGCCAGACTTAACGCAAACGCCAAAGTCATCAATGGCCAAAAATACGCTTAGATCTTCTTGAAATGCCATAAGAAAAAGCGCCTAGCCGAGACTAGACGCATGAAGTGATCAGGCGTACTTCAGAGCACCAAAAGCATTGACGCTATAGGTATGGGTTGAAGTAGATACTGTTGAAACAGCCTTGATGAAACGCTTGGCGCTTCCTTTGTCAAAAACTAACGTCTGCTTACTTGCGCTTGTGCTCACTTGAGTAAACGCAGCATCGGTAACGTCAGAGTAAGTTCCACCAGACGTGTCAGCCGATTGAATTTTGACATCCAAAGTCGAAGTTCCGCCATTCTCGACATCGAGAATTACGCAAATGTCGCCTTCGTAGTCATTCAGGTCAACAGCTGTTCCGTTAAGAGCAGAAGTTCGTGAAGCTGTTGGTGCTAACGCAAAATGCGAAAGCTTTTCAAGCCCTACAGAAAGAATTGTCATCAGTCTTCTCCAGACGATTATTTGGTGCGCCCACGTCGCGTGGGCTGTGCCTTAGGCGGGGCTACAGGCGCGGCCTTTGGTGGACAAGCTGGTGCTGGTTCAGGTTCTTTGGCAACCCGTGCTTTGTCGCTGTTAAGCAACAGTGTTCCTAAAACGTGATCCACCTCAACAAAAGAGCCTGCTTTCACAGGCTCCCCGTTGATCATCACATTTCTTGTGATTTCAACTCTCATGAGCTTCAGCTAGCGAAGCAGAAGGCAGAAGGCTGCTTGACAGCAAAGTCAACATCCTGAAGAGCGATGACACGAACGGTGCCAGCAGTAGCGCCAGCGTAAGGATCAACAGTGAGATCCAAGCCAGACCACATTCCCATGATGAACATGGAGAAGTCACCGAACAGTGCGTCGTTAGAAGCAAGCTGGTTTGAGACGATCACGGGATAACCGTTGATCTCGTTATCAGCGAAGACGAACTCGCCGCTTCCAGCGTCCTTCTTGGTGCCTTTCAGGCCGCCACGAGTGGTGGCGTTGACGATGTAACGAAGAGCGCCAGCATCAGCGTTGGCTGCAGCAACGTCGGTCTCCATCGCGATGTACTCAAGGAAGGTGCCGGTGCCCGTAAGGGTCTCGGAGCCAATTCCGCTCACGTTGGTCAAGCCTTGAGGCTGATTGGAAGAGCCGGTGCCGTAGATGGCAGCGCGGTCAATTTCCAGTGCGATCACACGGGCAAGGTCGTTACGAACCATGCCTTCAACGTCGATGCTGCTTTGAAGCAGAAGACGCCTTGAGTAGTCAACAAACGCCCCTACAGTTTTTGGCGAAAGATTTACTTGATCGATGGCCTGCTGGGACTCGGTAGGAGAAGCGTTCTCGCCAACCCAGTAAGCAGTAGCGGCAGAAGTCTGACGAGGGATTGACACATTGCCCTGAAGGCCGGTCAGCATCGTTGCGCCAGCCTGAGCGATTGACAGGCGGTTGCGAAGCAGATCGATGAAGCTTCCAGCCAGAAGCACGTCGTCAACCAAGTCACCACCAGCTGTAGGTGTACCTACAACCAAGTCGCGACGAAGGACTTCGTTAGGAATGACAATGCCGTTTGAAGAACGCTCGTACTGCTTGGCAGCAGCCTTGCCAACTTCAATTTCAAATGCTGCATCGCGACAAGCCTGAGCATCACCCTGGTTAGAGAGATAGTTCAGAGCTTTGACGAAGCTGAAGCTACGGGTCTCCTTGTCGGAGAGGCCGATGTCGTTGGCGGTGATGCTGTGTTCCACGGGTTGAGTTCCGATTTTTTCGAGGACAGCAGCGCGAGCCTCATCGACAGACTGGCCGCCGGAGATCAGTTCGCGTGCAAGGTCGGAGAGGTTATGACGCTCACCGAGTTTGTTGATGGATGCAATCCGGTTACGCTCGGCCTCTACGGCCTCGGACCGGATCACCTCCACATCAGTTGTGGTGCTTTCCATGACTTCAGTCACTGTGTTTACGGGAGATGCGGTCGAAGCCGCAGTTTCAATATCAGAGTCAACGTCCTCTAAGGAACGATCAACTCCAACGTTTACGTCAGAATCAGAGGTCTCAAGAGAACGTCCAACTCCAACAGTGGGGTCAGCTGGGATAACAGCTAACGAAACCTCGTAAGGCGACCAATTG